AATAGATTCTCTTGGTGGATTTGTTGCTGGAAGTGCTATTGGTGATATGGTTTTGAAGTTTATGACTTACAGAGGATTAGCATACAATGTTGGTTCAGCATTCTCGAATTTAGGATTTGGAATTATTTCAAATATTATTCAATCTTCAGATGGTCGTAACTTTACTCAACCGCAAATGAGAAAAGCATACTTACTTAGTATTAATTCTATTGGTAAAAATCTAACTCTTGGTAAATGGGAAGGTCTTGATCAAAATGCTTTGAAGATTCGTACTTTAATGGATAAGTGGGATTTACTTAAAACTTCCAATAATGAAATGTACGAAACATCTACTAAATCAACTGTTAAGAAAGGATTGGGTAGATTTGGTCCAATGAGTTTACAAGAACGTACAGAGTACTTGAATTATGCTCCTGTAATGATTGCTACAATGATGAATCTTAAACAAGCAAAAGATTCTGAAGGAAATGAAGTTAGTATGTGGGATGCAATGGATGTTAATGGTCAATTGAAAGAAGGATTTACTTCTGAATTTGATGAGGTAAAAACTATTCTTAAAATTAGAAGAATTATCCAATTAGCACATGGAGATTATTCTAGTTCCTTACAGGTAAAAGAAACAATAACTGGTAGAGCACTTTCTCAATTCCGTACTTGGATGTTTGAGGGATTTGCTGATAGATTTAGAGAAGAAAAGAAAGATGAAATATTGAGTTATGGTAACGATGAAGCTTATATGAACAAAGGTCGTTACAGAAGTTATACTAAAGGTCAATTAACAACTGCAGGTGCAACATTAGGAACTACGATATTGCCTGGAATTGGAACAGCACTGGGAGCTGGAGCAGGTTTTCTGGTAGGTAAATTTTTTGGAATGCAGACAGAGCAATCAGGGTTATCTGATACTCTATTTACATTGAAACAATTAGCTAGAAAATTAGCATTCAAGAAAACTCAATTTGATGAAAGAGGATTCAGTAAAGTTGATTCAGCAAATATGCGTAAGAATATGACTGAATTGTACATTTTAATGGGTGTAGCTGGTGTTGCTTTAATGATTACTGCTATGGGTGGAGATGATGATGAAGAGAAAGCTCCAGCAGCTAATTTCCTTCTAAATCAAATGTCAAGAATGCATACTGATATTGCTTTCTACTCAAATCCATTAGAATTTGAAAAACTTACTAAATCATCAGTTCCAATTATGTCATTGATTACTGATAGTAAAGATTGGTTTGTAGATGTTTCTAAGTTGTATGATGAGGATTCTGAAAATGATGTATTCCAATCAGGACCATTCAAAGGAATGAGTAAATTAATGATTCAATCTGGTGAAGTACTTCCTGGGTCTGCTCAAGTAATTAAAACTATTAGAAGTTCATCACAAATTTATTAATTTGGGTAGAATAAAAAATAGAAATGCCAGTAATTAAGTTTACTGGCATTTTTCTTAAATAATAAATTTCTTATTTAAATAATTCTGGTTGTCTTTCTTTTAATATATAATATGCATCATACACATCTTTAGATACGTGTGAAAATTCATGTAATATTAATGATGTAAATTTATAACCACGTAAATCATTTTCACATTTTATTATTTTAAAATTTTTAATAGGTGAAAGTATTAAAAATTTCGGGTAAGCTGTGAATACTGCTATCATAATTCAATATTCATTCTTCATCATTACCTACTGTAATTTCAACTTGAGTTCCATCAATAGTCCATTCAAAAACTTTCTTTTGTTTATCTCTATTATTTCCTAATGAATCAAACAATTCTTGAATATCTTCTTCTGTGAAGTTTATTTTTATCTTTTTCATGCACTGAATATTTTAATTAACATTGTCAAATATTGTATTGTGAAATCAGGTTCAGAAATCATAACAGTATAATTCTTAAAATCTTTGAAATCATTTTTATCTGCTTCCATTCTTCTAGTTATAGAATCACTATTATCATTTCTATTTTCTAACCGTTCTTTTCTAATTTCTTCATTGATATTGAAATAGAAAATAATACAATCTTTTAAATCTTCCTCTTTGATATGACTTATTCCAGTTGGAGTCATTATAAATACAGAATTTTCTTGAAAGAATTGTTCATTACTTGTTCCATAATACCAACCATTGAACTGAACATATTCATACATTTTACCACTAGAAATCATTACATTGAATAATTCTTCAGAAATAAAATGATAGTCTACACCATCAACCTCTCCTATTCGAGGAGGTCGAGTGGTATATCCAATTTGGTAAACGAAACCTTTTTTCTGAAGTTCTTTTCTAGCGTGATCTTTTCCCGAAGCAGCACAACCAACTAATATAATTCTATTCATGTTTATTCAATCTTAATTCAATTTTATTTTCTCCACGTAATGTTTTACGGTATTGAGTAAAACCATAGAAATTACCAGATTGAGCTGAATGACTTTCTGCTATTGCACAATGTTCCAGAGGTGACATGTGACCCATTGATAATAACATATCATGAAGTTTAATATCTGCTTCATAATCATCTTTCCCTTCAAAGTTATTATAAGAAACTCTTGCACATCTTGCAGTAGCAATCTTAATTTTCAATAAAGGCATATTGTTGTATACATCAGGATTTGAATTTATTAATTCAATTACTCTTGTATCATCAATTTTATCACCAAATGGAATATGCCATTCACCAGGTTGTAATAACTTAGGAGTTGAATTATTCATTTCTTCAAGCATTTTATAAGCAACATCTGCAATGTGAATCTCAGCTGCATCATGTGCTCTTAATGCAAGGAAATTCTCCCACTCACTAGCCGTTGCTATGATTTTATGCATCATAAATGGTTCAAGTAATCTGTTGCAAAGTTGTTTTGTAACCCCAAATTGTGATAACTGAATTGCAGAATCAACTGCTTTATGAGCTGCATGTAACCAATGATTAACGCATTCATTGTGCTCATCATCTTCAAAATATTCAGTTCCTTGCATACCAGAATGATCTTTCTGAAATCTCATTGGAATGAATGGATTTGTTTGAACCATCTCCAACATCTTTGCAAATGGAATAGCTCTACTACTCGCTGAATTACGACTCACAGCTCTATGGGTATTAAATTCACTTAAAACGATTCTAGGTATAACTAAAATAAAACTTGTTATTCTATTTCCTAATATATTAATACTATCTGCAATTATTTCTGCACTAATTTGATTACTCATATTTTCTATTGGAATAAAGTTGATAATTCTACTTTTTTAAAACCATTAGGTTTCAATATTTTGCCGTCTTCTCTAAGAATCGGTTTTCCATCTGGTCCAAGTTTATTCATATTATTGGCATGAACTAAATTGAATGCTGGAATAATCATATCTTGAAAACCATGTTTAATAATTGTACCTAATAGAATATATAGTTGATCAGTTAATGCATCAAGTATTTCTATTTTATCGTCATCTAAACAAGCATCAAGATACTCACCAAGTTCTTCTTTACCTAAAATATAACGAAGATTTGATTCTTCTATTGATAATAATGTAGGTTCTGTTGCGAACTCTTGTTTGAACTTCGTATGAAATTCGATAATCTGAGAAATTTGTTTTTCCATGTTTATTTATTTATTTATTTAATCAAATTCATTATTAACTTTGATAATGAAACTACTTATTATTTCTTTATTGATACTTCTAACAATATGTTTACTTTTTATTAAACCTCTAAAAGGTAAAATACCTTTGTGGAATATATAATATCTGTAAAAATTTCTATAATTGTTCATATTTTTATTCTAAATTCATTAAATCTTTTGCTACTGAAACATTGAAAGTTTCTTCAAACCAATGCCAAATTTCATACATATCTATACCTATTTCAAAATCTAAGAATGGCTCATCTATTTCTTCTTTATCATTTACAGGAATATCACCTAATTCTTCCCATAATTCTTTGGCTTTTTCTAATGATTTATTAATCATGTCTATCAATTTGTTTACAAACAGGTATATATAACATATCATCCTTAGTAAGTCTAAAATATTTAACTGTTGCTAGTTTTCCAATATATTTTTCTTTATTTTCAAATCTTTCTTGATTTATTTCAAAACTTCCATCAATACCACAACCGCAATGTTTACCATTGGGTAATAATACGATTACTTTTTTCGCTTTTCCTTTCCAAGCTCCTTCTCCTTCAATAATATCTACAATTGGAAATTCAGCATCAATGAAGTTCTTACGTTTTAATAATTCTTTGGATCTTCCATCTACCTTGTAAGCAGAATTAGGAATACGTATCATCAATCCTTCATAACCATTCTCTAATGCAAGTTCTTCCATTCTATCTAATGTTTCTCTATCTTTACACAGCATATCTGGAACAAATTTAATCTTATCAAATTCGAAAGATGTAAATAACTTACTAAGTTTAGTAGATCGTTCGTTATAAGACAAATCAGGATAATCTTTATCATAAATATCGTAAATATGATATTCTAATTTCTCACTAGATTCCACTAAATCATCTTCTGTAGGTTTAGATTTTCTACATAAAGACATTAGTTTTTCAAATTCATGTTTCAAATCGTGATTGTAAATTTCTCCATCGAATACAATATTCTTATGCTTTTCGCAAATAGAAATAAGTTCATGGAGAATGTGCGGACATGAAAGATATTCTTTACCTGTTCTGCTGACAATTGCGACCTTGTTTTCCTTTTCTGACCAATATATATTACATCTTGCTCCATCGAGCTTAGGTTGAGAGTAAACAGGGTATTCTAAGGTCTTTTCATAATCTTTGAATTTATGAGCTAACATTGGTAGAAAGATTTTTTGTGTTTGTGCTTCTTGTACAGAATAAAAGTAATTACTTTTCAGTTTTTTACTTACTTCTTGTCTGACCATTTCATGAGCATAATCTTCTGCTGACATGTAATTTGATCTTCCGATATTCATTTCTTTACTTGCTTTGAATACTGGATTTTTCATCTTCCCGTCTTGTAATCCATCTTGAGTGTATATTCCAGAAGCACTTAATAATGTTTCTGAATCTGCATCAAAGGAAACATAACATTGCCAAACTCGGACTCTATTTGATGAGTCAATCGAATATAATCGTACCATATTTTATTTTTTAATAATTTTTAATGCTATTTCTAAACCTTCGATTTTAGCTTCTGTTAAAAATACTTCTTGTGATGTTACCATAATCATAGTACTATCATTTAATTCAGATATTTTATTTTCTATTTCTTCAATTATTTCGTAAATCATAATTTTTAAATCTCAATGTAACTTACTCCTTCTTTTTTTAATTTTTCAATTATCTTTAAATCACTTTCTAACATTTCAATATTTTCTTCTAGTAATGTAATAACTGAATCAATTTCATATTGTGCTGTGTCATTACCATTTAATCCTAACTCAACAGCATTTGATACCATTGATGGTGGAATAGAAGATCTAATCAATATTTTAGAAATTGTTGATAATCCGAATGGTTGATACTCGATTAATAGTCTACTCATAATTTTTAATTTAATAATTTTTGATTTGAAAATATTATAGTTGATATTTTCAATGTACATAAATTACTGTTATATTTTTCAATAGTAATGTAATCACTGAATTTTACAAGATATGGTAGTTTTACAATAATTCCGTTTACACATACATCAACATTTTTACTATTTATTGTAACTTTAGTTAAAATTTCTTGAAAATAGTATGTCCATCTTGCAACCCTTCTCATAATATTAATTTATCTAATTTATACTTCATGCTTTTCCAACTTGATTTTAAAGCACTTGATTCTTTTGTTGATAATATTGAAATATCAGTTACCATATTAAAACTTGTATTATTACGATCATTATTCCATTTCACATGTTCATTACGTTGTTCTAAAAGAACATTAGCTTTTTCTTTAGCATCTTTTAAAATAGATTGAAATCTGATTATCTCAGATTCAACCTCTTTCATTGTTTCTAGTGTATTAGTATTATGATAATTCATCTTTTTTAATTTTAATTTTATGTTTTAATTCTACTACTTTAACTCTATCTAAATCAACATCTTTTCTCAATAATTCTTTAATTGATAATAAAGCAATTGGATTTTTACAATCAGCAATCGCTTTAGCAATATCTGAAATACTTTGCATTAATTGCATTGATATTAACTCATTTGTTTGCCAAAGTTTAGCAATATCTTGATTACACTCATTAGTCAATGCAATCAAGCATTGATTTATCGGAGCTTTTAGTTTTCCTCGATAAGCGGAAGTGTGTTTCAAATCTTCTAATGCATGCTTTGTTACTTGAGCAGCCATTAGAAAGGTTATTCTTGATAATGTTTCTTCTGAAATTTCGTTCATAGTTTCTATAAAATGTTAGTTCGTTTTCTGGAATATCTGTAAATTTTAAATTTAACAATTCATCTAATAAATTATGATGACCAAATTCATCTTCATAATAAGGAGAATCTTTAAATCCTAAAGCAACAGGTTTGTCATTCAATTTCTTAGTAATAGTATCTAATATTACTTTTTGTCGAGGAGTTGTCCCATTAAGTTTTCGTTGTTTAGTACATTTCCAAGATTGTTTATTATTACAAGATTTACACTTTAAATTATAATATTTATATGGTGTTTTCACACGCTTTAAATATGTATGTTTAATATGAAAATAAAAATCAGATAATGGTAATTTTTTACAACAACTTTTACATACTTTTTTTTCACCATTTAATACAATTTTCTGCCCCATATTTAGATTCTATTAAATTATTAATTTGTTTAAAAGAATATTTGCGTACATCATTGACAAAACTATCAGTATCTTCAGTGATATTAGTAAATAGAATATCATGATTGTTCGATATTAAAGGCATAAATTGTAAGCCTTGTTTTCCTAGAAATAGAAAAATTGTACCAGGAGCAGTATCATTAATATTTCTAATGGCTGACGTTATGAACTTATTCCATTGTTTAGTATGATTTAAACTTTCATCTTTTCGAATAGTATTTGATAAGTTTAACATAAGGATTCCCTGAGTTGCCCATGATTCTAAAGTTGTATCGAAATCTATTTGTAATCCATAATCTTTTTCAATACTATTTCTCATATTATAAAGATCATCTGATAGAAAAGTATTTGTAGATGTGGATCCACAAAGTAATCCTGATGATTGAGTTATAATAGGACTTGGTCCTATTATAACTATTTTCAATGATTCAAAAGGACAAAGTTTAAATGATTTAAATACATTTTCTTTAACTGGTATTATGTCATGAATTGAATATTCCATCTTTAAGAAAGTCATCAATCTAGTCATGTATTCAGAACGAAGTGTATCTTTTAGAATACGAGTCCATCCTATTCCAATTTGATTTTCCCAAAAAGCTTTTGTTAAATTCATAAGTATTTGTTTATAACATTATTATTTTTCTCGAAGTCACATCGAACTTGATATGCTTCAATTTCTGCATTAAAATGACCAAGATTTATAGTATTAGTATTAATTGTTATGCGAGATTTCCATTTTTTTCTCAACTTACACCAAGTAACCCCAATGTATTTAGAACTTGTTTTAGTTTTATCTTGTTTATGACAATTATTTTCTATACTGGTGACCCATTCAAGATTTAAATGAAAATTATTTAAAGGATTTCCATCTTTATGGTTTACGAATGGTAAATTGAAAGGATTTGGAATGTATTGAGCAACTAATCTATGTACAGCAAGTGTTTTAGTAGTATCATTGTTATTTAATTTTACACTATAGTATAATATATAATCACGTCCATTTTTACTTAGTTTTAATATTTTTTCCTTATTACATTTAAAACTCTTTACTCTTCCATAACTACTTATGTCATAATCAGGAAAATTTTTAACTGGTTTCCATATCTCCAGAAATGGACCATAAACTAATTCTTTCATAAACAAAAAATCCTATCGGTTTTCGAGGTTGCAGCTCTACTCACCAATAGGAATTATTTAAATTTCGTAAATGTGACTGCAACTTCACAATACAAATATAAGAAAAAATTATTAAAAATCTTCAGATGGTTTTAATATAGCGTTACCATTCAACTTAATAGAAGTTAAAGTTTCTTCTTGTTCAATCATTATTGACCAAACTTCTTGATCTTCAATAGATTTTCCAATCATTTTTTCCCAAGAAGTTTTCAAAGGTTTTGCTTTAGCAAAAATCAATGGAATTGTACTGGGTTTAAAATCAAAGAAGAAGTTTTTCAATATTAAATCTTTACCTTTTTCGGAAACTTGTGAATATCTACCTTTTTTAATTAATTGATAATCTACCATATTTTCTTCTGGTATTTCAAAAATCATTACCAATGTGCCATTAGAAATATATTCATCAGCGTAATTTGGATGATTATGTAATTCTTTATAAAAATTATCATAATCTTTATCAATATAACTAGAAATTACAATTGATACATGTTCGTTATACATTGGTTTTTGTTCATTGTAAATATAAGCATTTACAAATCTGGTAGATTCAGTAACCTTACCAAAATTGGTAAGGTTAACTTTAAATAATTCTCTAGGAATATTCAATAGAGGAAAAATAAAAGTAGATGTTTTAGTAAATGTTACTTTCATATTTCTAATTTCATTTCCCCACATTCATAATATTCTGCACAATGATCCCAAGAATCATTATCATTATGATATTTAAATCTTTTAATAGCAGAAACAATACCTTCTAATTTTTTACCACTTGATAAAGTACCACCTAATGCTCCTAATTTCAATATTTCATGAGTTGTTGTATAAACCATTGGTGAATTTTTACATTCTTTTTCTATCACAAGAAATTTAAAATAGTCAACAGTATATCCTTCTGATATTAATTTTTTAATTACAGGATATTCTCTGATTCCTTTATCGTAAAAAGCAGCTTGAAAGTCATAACGATATTTGAAAAAACTTGTAGAAAATTCAGAAATATGACCAGACATAGTTTTAATATCAACTGGGTATATTTTCTTTTTCGAATGATTTATTGTAACAATATCCAATTCCCCTTTGAAATCTACACCTTGAAAAGTAAACTCAATGATAGGTTTTTTAATGATTTCTACATCTTTTGTTTTAACAAGATATTGTTTTGTATAAGGATCTGATTTAAGAGCAGCACAAGCAATTAAAGCTTTACTATATTCTTCTTCAGATATTATTAATTTATTAGCAGATTCTTGAAGTATTTTAAAATAATCAGAACCAGCTTCTATAATTTTCTGAAATCTAGTTTCTTCTTTATATGTCGGTTGATAGTTAAATCTAGCAGCTGCTTCTAAAACAGCACCTTTATGATCTCCTAATTCTCCAGAATCTCTATATTCATTAAATACAATACTAACTATATCAATTATTGTATCTGAAGGCATTTTTATATTTTTCATAATGTAAAAAGTATCTTCAAATTCACTATCTTCAGTTAACATAAAATCAACTATTTTACCAAAAAGAAAATGAGGTTTTATTTTTTCAATAATTCCATTTTCTTTATCAATTAATTGTTGTTTAAATCTTTTCTCTGTTTCGATAAAAGATTGAGGATGTTTCAAAATTTGTTTTAACAAAGATTGATTTAATTTTTCTAATTTATGATATTCCATATTTATAGATATTTATTTATTATATTATTATTCTTTTCATAATTACAACGAGCTTGATAAGCTTCTAACTCAGTGTTAAATCTTCCTAAGTTTTTTAATATGGTATTTATTCTAATAATTGATTTCCAATTATTAGTTGATTTATCCCAAGAAACACCAGTATATTGAGAACTGGTTTTACGATTATAGGAACTATGACACTGATTTTCTCGATTATCAACCCATTCAAGATTGAGATTGTGATTATTTAACTTGTTACCATCTTTATGATTAATTTGTGGTAAATTAAAAGGATTAGGGATATATTGACCTACTAAACGATGTATTTTATAGTGTTTACATATATTATTAACTGATAATGATATACCAAAATATTGCTCACCTTTATATCCTGATAACCCAGGTTTTAGTATTTTTTCTTTACCAAATTTAAAACTTTTCACTCTACCATAACTACTAATATCGTAATCATCCCAACCTTTAACTGGTTTCCATATTTCTAGAAATGGACCATATTGTATTTCTTCCATAAACAAAAAATGCTACCAGCGTTCGAGGTTGAGGACTCTACTAACTGATAGCAATTATTATAATTTCGTAAATGTGACCTCAACTTCACAATACAAAGATATGAAAATAAAATTATAATTTTATTAATTTAGAGAAGAATTTACTAAATCTACCTTGTTGCTGTATTATTTTATATACTAATTTTCGATCATCTAAATGATCAACTTCTACAAACTCATAACTTCCACCAACAATATGTTTTACATTATCATCAGGTAAAATACCAGCATGTACTATAGCATCTGTTAAACATTTATCCCACAGCATTGATAAATTCCCAATATCCCAATTAGGTTCGTAATCATCAGTTGGTTTTTTCCAAGAGATTTCTCTTATTCTAAGTTCTTTATTCATTTTAGATTTTACATTTCCAAAGTTTATCGGAGCGTGTATCTCTAAATGAATCTTAACTGGTCCAGATATTTTTAAATCTGGAGGGATGTGTTGTTCAGCAAAACTATGCATTACAGATATAAATCTATTTCTCATAGTATAATGAGGACTAGCATATATTGTATTGAATGATATTTTTTGCCATTTTAATCTACTTGTTGCAACGTGAGTTGGGAAAAGTGGAAATTCTATTATTATTTCGTTATTCATTTATTCATTTCGTTCAGTTGTTAAGAATGGACTTTCCATATCTTTTAATATATTATTGTCCATTTCATAATTAGACACACCATGATATTCAGCAACATTTAAAAACCATTCTTGATCTTCATATAAAGATTTTCCTTTATGAAATAAATCAATTGCAGTTTTCTTGTTTTCAAATATTCCTTTAATAACCATTGATGAAATACTTCTGTGACTATCACATTCATAAACTATATTCAAAGCTCTCATATTTCTTTTTCATTAAATCCATTTAATAATTCATCTAGTGATATGTAACCAACTCCTATAAAAGATAAACCTGTTAAATCATGATTATAATTATACCGTAATCTAATTTTTACTTTACCTTTTGGATCAAGTTTAAAATTTTGAAAACCTTTAAAACCTAAAATACTATTTTTCAGAATTACAGTGATTTGCCAAAAAGCTATTCTATCTTCTGCTGTCATTTTAGATTTATCAAATCCATCATATCCTTTATTTTGATAAGTTAATATTGGATATTTTTTTTGAATTTTTGTAAGAGTATCGAAATCTTCTTGTGATATTAAGTCTATTCTCATAGTTTTTTTATTTTTAAATCATTAAATAATAATTGATTTTTAATACAATTTGATTCACCATGATACCAGATTTTACAATCATTAAACGAAAATACTTTAATTTTATAAGTTGTGGTATTGTAAATTCTATTCAACATTATATCAGGGAAAAATTCATAATGAATGATGCTTCCTTTTGGTATATCTTCAAGATGTATTTTCTTTTCCATAGTTATTTAATTATTTTAGTTATACCTCTTGATTTACCAGTTGTAATATTATGTATTTCAATAGAATATTTACCTATTCCAACTTGACTTCTATAAACTAACATTTGTACAATTTCACTCATAGTTGTAAAACCAGAATCTTTAATTGTATTTAATGATTCATTTGATCCATGATTTAAAATATAAGCAAGGATTATATCAGTCTTAGAAATAGTGAAAACATCCTCTTTTTCTTTGATTACAGGAGGTTTAGTACTATTGTATTCACTTACTATGACAAGTTTCTTTCGAGGTCTTGAAACAGCTACATACAAAGCTTGATTTTTAGCTAATATAGTACCACCATTTGTTGATCCTAGGATATTATCTTCGAATACATAAGTGTTGATATAAGTGCTACCTTGAGCTTTTGTAGAGGTTATTGCATAAGCATATTGAAGATTTGCAAATTGATTTTGTAAAGCATAAGCTAGAGGAATAGAATATTTCCATAATTTTGCTAAATCTTCTTCATACTGTTTTTTACTTGATTCTGCTACAACTGGTATTCGAGAATAAAATTCTCCAGTTTCATCAATTAAATCTAAATAAACAAGATCATAAAAAGTAGGTTCTCCAGCTTCAGAATTATCTTCAGCTAATGCTTGAAATACAGTTGATACTTCTTTCTTTTTAGGTTTAATATCATCTAAGAATACAGATTTACCAGATTTAAAACAATAAGCACTTGCTTCAATTCTAACATTTTTACGATGTTCAATTTTGTCTACTGTGAAATCTTCAGAATTATTAAATATTATTTCTTTACCATTTCCTAATGAATCATAAGATGTAAGCATTTCACCAATAACAAATTGTTCAGATGATCTTTCTCCCCAAATCTTTTTTCTAATTTTCTGATTAAGATTCTTTACAGATTGAGAACTATTATGTTTCTCATTGTTGAAAGTTACTGCTTTTACATAATTTACATTACCATTTGCTTTTCTGAAATCTTTAACAAATTCATCTAATGCTACATCTTCACTACTTTCAAATAGAACAGAAGAATCACTTTCTTCATCGTACTGATTAATTCTATTTTCTATTGGAATACATCTCAACAATGGTGAAGGTAGTTTCTGATTTTCAGCAACTAATGTTCCAATATTAATAATAGGACTTGTTACTGCTTGTCTCATCTTTTCAGTCAAAGTGTATTGATTTGGTAATGAAAATATAGAACTGATTCGTTCTTGACCTATTGGTGGCAACTGACTTACATCTCCAATGAAAATGATCTTAGCATGAGGTTTTTTAAATAATTTAAATTCAGCAATCATTGCATCTGAAAGCATAGAGCACTCATCTACAATAACTAAATTCATTTTATTGATTGGAATAATATTCTTTGCTCTTTTGTTAATATCTGGGGAAAATTCACCAGTTTGTTCGTTTAATTTAATTGATAAGGCTGATGCAATTGTCATTACATGGTCTTCACCAATTGATTTACCTAATACTTTCTTTGCCTTGTGAGAGACTGTTATACCACCCCATTTTGAATTTGGATAGTCTTCTAACACTTTCTTAATTAGAGTCGTTTTTCCTGTACCTCCAGCACCATTTAAAAGGAATACTTTTTCATCAGATCTAAGAAAAGAAAATATTAAGTCCAACGCTTTTTCTTGACCTTCGTTCGCATAGATGTCAGGAAATAATTCATATTTATTCATAATATTTTGTTTAATTGTTCATTGAAAATACTACCTGCAGTTTCAACACCACCGTACTTAACAAGATCACTATAATCAGTAACATTTGGAAGTTGAGGTATAAAGAAGTGAGGAATATCATATTTTTCTGAAAATACTTTAGACAGTTCTATACCTGCTTTATCATTATCAAATAAACAAACAACTTTATCAAATCTTGTTTTATACTCATCCATTACAGATTCCTTCATAGTTACTGACTCTGATTGTAAACCAATAGAAAATATACCTTGAGTGTCGTACATACTCATTACATCTTTTAAAGATTTGGTGATTATTAATAATTCACCTGTTGGTGGTAACTGTGTATATCCTTGATGAACTGTGTAGTTTGCATTATTAATCCATTTAAACTTTTTATTTGGACTTTCTGGTTGATAAATTTTATACGATAATTGAGCATCTTTCCATTCTTCATAAGCATAAGCTAGTGGTTCAGCTTTTACAGCATTTCCATTATAGAATATAAATTTAATTGGTGATACACGAAAACGTTCTAATGTTGATTTTCTAATGGCAAACTGTGACCAAAAATCTTGATCGTGCTTAAACCATTCTCTTTTATTAATACCAATATTTACAGATTTCTTTTCTTTTAATTTTTCAAAATGTTCAACATGATGTTTTACAGCATCAATATCAAAATTAGAAAGTTTAAAATCGTATGCTATTTTAAATAAAGCATTCTCATAAGTTGTTTGAAATAATCTCATCACGAAAACGATACAATCTCCGCAATCTTTAGTTGCAAAATCGTAGTAAAGAAGTGTATATCTTTCAGTTTTATGATAATATAATGAGAAAGATGGTATTGTATCATCTCGAAACGGTGAGTTCATTAATGATAAATTGGATATGTTTTCTCCTATATAAAAAGAATAAATATCTTCTTGACTTACTAATTTCAAAAGACCATCTTTTGTTATCCTCTCATCAAATAATATTGAATTTAAATTTATTTCATTATTCATCTTTTAGTTTTAATTGATCTACTTGTTTCCAAAAATTTATAATTCCTTCATCTAATAATTCAGAACCATTAAAATATAATTCATTGAACGATCTTCCAAAAGTAGCATCTGTTATATTTAAAAAACCTTTCCATCCTGTCATTAATGTAATGTTTCTTTTTTCACCAGGTATTGTAAATCTGAAAGATAATCCATCATCACTTTGGAAAACTTCTAATTTTGAATTATGTATCTTCATTGTTCAATCTATCTTTTAAGTTAAATAAATCTTTACTCCAATTACTCACACCTATAGGAGAAGTTCCAATAATCATTACTGGATTCTTTAATTTTACATTAAGTTTAGGTTTACAAGATTTCCAGAGTTTTAACATTTCTTCGTAATATTCTTTCGAACAAGGAAATCTTACTCCTGATTCAAGATCTACCCATGAATATTGTTTTTCTTCCATAATTTAATTAGAATAAAAAAGAGGATGTTTTCACACCCTCTTTTAATGATTAATTTAATGATTGATTACCAACCATCACTAACTGGTTCACTTGCGGGAGCACCTGCATTAGTATTTCCTTGAGGTTGTTCATCTGGTGCAAGTCTACTCATTTGATCTAAATCTCCAGCGAATAACTTATCATTTGGAGCACTCATTATTTGCAGAAACGGCACCCACGATCTTGGTTGTAAGAATTTCTTTGGAGCAGAAGTTGTTCCGTAATTAGTGAAAATTCTAAATTTAGCTCCTGGATTAGCAGTAACAGCACCATGAAGTGCTTTCATACAACCATCTAACATTTCATTTTGATTACTAAATGCTGGAAAAGAAAATGTAGGAGAAATTACAGCATGTAATAAGTGTTTCAATACTTTACCTTGTTTCTTCACTTGATCTTCAATTGTAGTCACTTTAGAACCATAAGTAAGTTCTTTGGTAACATAATACAATGCTGAATTGATCGTTGCTCCTGTGTTATCTGTATAGACAATTTTATAGTCAGGAGAACCTTCTTTATCAGTTGCTTTTTTCTTCATTAAAGAGATTGTTACATCTTCAGTAATACCAGCTAAACCACCGTTAAAAATTGCTTTTCCTTCTTTAGCATCAAAATCTTCACTGTTCAAATCAATATTCATAATTTTTGTTTTTAATTGTTATTTATTTTATTTAATTTTTATTGTTTTTTGATAATTACCAAACTTCTTCGTCTTCAACTATTGCTGTAGAAACATCACCGAATCCATCATCTTTACTTTCTGGAGCATTTACTACTGGAGAATCAGAGAATCCATCATCTTCAGTATTATCAATTGCAAATTTTACTGCAGTTGGTTTAGGTTCAGCTTTAGTAACTGGTGATGCTTTTTTAACAACTGGTTTGATAATTGCTTTCTCAACTACTGGTTTAACTTCAACCATTCCAGCGTTACCCCAATCTTCATCTTCTTCTGCATCAAGATCAACAACTTCTTCATTTGCTGTTACTCCAGGAATTTCAGAAATGATTTCATCAACTTCTTCTTCTGGTGCAGCACATAATGTTAAATCTTCTTGTTGTCCAACTTCATCAACTGTAATCACTTCTTCCAATAATTGATCTCCAGAAGAGTGATTAGAAGTAATTTTAGAAACTGTAAAATAAGATTGACCTTCTACTTGTTCTAAGTGTAAATGATTTTCTACTTGTGTATCTAATTCTTTCAATTTGATAATGAACTCAAAAGTCTTTTTATCAGAAAACGAATTATTACCAGCCAATAGAAATGAATTATTCGGAATTATTTGACCTGCTAAAGGTGCTCCATCCTCATCTCTTTCTACTACACCAGCGTTGTTTACAAGTAACTCAGTACCTCTAAATCCAACTTGGATGTAAGATTCTTTACCAATCAAATTAAGTGCTGAAATAGCAGCTTTATTGAAACTAAATTTTCTATTAGCACCATCTTTTAATAATGCTGACATTGTTAATACAGGAACATTAAATTGTTCTTCTTTTCTTGTTCTACCTGCTGTCGGTAAACCCCAAATGATATTCTCCATTGTGTTTTTTATTTATTTATTTATTTATTTTTAATTAATTCATTATATTCCTCAATCCATTTAATTGGTATTTTCATTTCTGCATTATGATACCTGATAATTGCTTTACGAATTTCCATAAGTCTTTTAGCATCATGTAAATATTTAGGCATTAATCCAATTGGAGGTTTTTCTACTTTTTTAATATTATCAAATTCCATAATATTCTCTGATTGCTGTACTTACAATTGTTAAATCATTATCAATAACATCTGTATCAAACATTTCTAATGGTGTTTTACAAGTATCATTACCTGAACTTTTTGTTCTGAATACGTGTCTATTTGGTTCACCTTGTACTTTTAAAATTTCTGCATATAATACAACAGTACTAAAAGATTCTGGACCCATCTTCTCCAATTGTTTTCCCTGAACCGCTATTCTTTCAACAACATCTCCCATTTCTCCGACAATTGTTTCAGGATGAGCAAATACATATACTATAATATCATCTCTTAATTTTTCATTAATAGTATTTATTAAATCGTATATTTGTCCTGCAAATATTCCCCATTTATCAAAACCTTTAGTTGATCTAAATTCTGTACTCATGATATAGTCTGTCATAACGTGGCTAACAGTATCTAGTACAATATTTTTAACTTCTGGTTTACCATTGACAATTGTTAATGTGTCATTGATTGTTTTAATATTTGATGTTTTACGATAATTTTTCTTTTCAGAATTATAATTTTCTGAAAATTTTCTAAAAGGTAATGCTTTTTGATCAGCATTTATAATCACTGTTTCATCAGGATTTAAATTCCTTAATGATGTAGATTTACCCATTCCACTTTTACCTACTATGAACACTAAAAGTCCCATATTTTATTTGTTTATTTATTGATTACTAATTTATTTGAGGGGTATCAAAGATAGTGATTTTTAATCATATATCCTCATTTTCCGAAACTATTAATAGAATTATCTATCAACATTTCATTATCTTTATATAACTCAATAGTTGATTGATTACCATTATCTTCAGAGGACATTACTTCTTCACAATCTAATCCTCCATCTATATCTAATGATGGAAATACTTCAGAATTATCGTTAATGAAATCAATTAAATTATTATGATCTAAATTCTTACCTTTTATCAATTGTTCCATTACATCTAATCTGTCATCAGGAACAAATACTCTTTTCCATGATGTTGTTTTATAGTCTAAATATCCCATATTAATCAAATATTTCTTCAGACCAACAATTATTTAATCGTTCGTTCAATCCCCTTTTTTCCATTTCAGATTTAGTCTTTTCTTGACATTCTTCAATAGATTCTCCATATATGAATAATGAATCATCTATTCCATCTTTACTCCAGTGTATTTTAAATTTCATTTTATTACTTGTTTTTATAAAAGTTATACCATCTGATTGTCGTTCGAAAAAAGTATCAAAACCAGCTAATAATGATATTTTTCGTTGAACTTTGTTTAGATCATTTACAATATCTTGAAACATTTTCATTTTCCTTCATTATTAATTGTTAAAATTTCTTCACGAACTTCCATTGCTTTAATTTTACGTTTGTTCCATAGTTCTCCACGCAACTCAGGATTATCTTCTTGAACTTTCCTAGAACATCTACCAATAGAATCTAAATAGCTGATTTTACGTTCAGACATGTCTTTTAAGAAGTCTTTCACGTTTTTATTCATATCATATCCAGATTCTACCAGATAGTTGTAATACAGTCGCTCATTAGAATCTCGTAATGATGGATTTTCTACGAGCTTCTGTTTCACCCATTTTAGTTTGTCTTTAATCATCGAATCCGTCATCTTGTTCCTCCTTTCTTTTGGTTGCGTAAAATTGATTTACTTTACGTAATGTTTCAGGTGGTGATACTTCGTAATCTGAAGCAGGTCCAAGTTGTTCAAATTTTCCAAGTTCTCCTATAAATAAGAAACTAGCTAAAATATTTGTTGGACCATCTCTATTCTTCACAATTTTGATCATTCTATAACGATCTTTGAAACGAGTTATGTCAAATCCTAGACATTTATCAACCATTAAATAGAATGGAGAAGCAACTGCGATAATAGTGTTACTGTCCTCTGCCACCGATCCAGTGTTCTTTATATCACTCTGAACTGGATGCCAATTATCACCATCTCCTCTACGATTCATTTGTTCTTGACTTCTATTAATTTGAGAAATTACTACTGGAGAAAATCCAAAAAGATTTCTAAACATAACAAGATGTCTTGAAGCGGTATCAATTGCTAATTTTAAATCAGCATATTTACCTAAATCAATTAATCCGATATGATCAATTACAATCTCAGTAATTAAATTAGGATCATTAGGGGTATAACCAGTAATCTCACCAGTAGAATCATAAATAATTGTTCCTCTTGTTTTAGCATATCCCAATAGAATATTATACAATGAATCAGGATTTACTTTGTATCTGAAAAATAAAAACTTACTTTCCAATTCCTCCATCTCAAGATTGTATTTTTCTATTAGCTCCAATATATGAGGTTGTAAAGTATGATTACCTTTTGATAAAAGTTCATTGTAACTGATAATTATACCATGATCTTCAAAAAGTCTTGAACAAATATATTTTCCCAATTGTTCTTCAGCAGTTAATTCTAATGAGAAATATACAATTTCTAATTTATTAATATAATTAGGATTTTTCTGAATAAATTTAATTGCTCCATAAACATAAGCTGAATTAACAAATGCTGTTTTACCAACACCACTTGCTGCAAATATCAAGTCGTATCGTCCTTTCTGAATGTTACAGATATAATCACCTAATGTTCCGAAACCTTCAAATGGAATACCTTTATTTAAACCTTTTAATCCTTTTTTTATATTATCTGTAAGTTTATTCCATGTTGTTTTTTTCATGTTTCCATTGTTTTCTTAGCATGTTCTATTAGTATTGATACATAGTGAGCTTTATCAGTTGTTAAATCTTCGATGAATCCCATTTCTTCAAAATACATTATTGCTTCTTCTATATCACTCATAAGTTATTTCAGTTGTTTTTAGTAATTCATGTAATTCTTCAGGAATATAATCACTCATACCATTTTTAAACCAATCAGTTCCGTAAAATCCATAACAAGAATCAATTTCTTCATCTTCGGTAATAGTTTCATAGTTAGATGGATCAAGAATCATTATTCCTTTATCACCAAAATTAGCAAGTGGACCTTTTAAATATTTAACTTCTTCGATAATTCTAAAACCGTAAACATCACCTTTTAAATATTGATCATAAGTTTCAACTTCACTCTTAAAGTAATTAATGATTTTTTCTTTTGTAGCTTTTGTAACTATTTTACCACCGTATTCTTTTAAAGCATATTCTCTACTGATGTAGATAAATCCTATTTGTCCAGAATCCCATCTACAATCAAAAGAACCTGTTGAAATACTTAAACCTGAATGATCATATAGATATAAAGGTAATATAATAACAGCCTTTCTTTCTTTGATTAAATAATCAGATAATTCTTCAAAACTATTAAAATCATTACTTGAAAGATTATGGTCACTATCTCCTAAAGAATATCTATTATGGAAACAAACCATTGTTCCTAAGTTATCATTATCTCTAGGATTTTGAGGATCTGACTCTGGTGTAATTATTATTTTTTTCATAATTTCTAAATATTTGTGTTATTCCATGAAGATCCTTCTTCACCTTTTACTTCATTAAATATTCCCCATGATTCCCAAGAAAATTGATTTAATACAGTTTCAATCTTAGGAAGGAATTGTAATTTACCTGCTTGTTTTTGAGAAGCTAAAAATGATTCTGTAGCTTTAATTGCTTTCTGATGTTGTTCCTCTGTTTTAATTTTTTTAAGATATTTCTTCTGATGATCTTTATATTCTTTAGAACTATCAGCTGTCGCCCTTAATCTTCTAACACCAACTTTAATCGGATAGATTTGATACCACTCACTAAAATTAATTTTTTCTATCCCTAATAGTTTTTCAACATTAGAGATATTAAGAATTGTTTTAGTGAATAATGCAGTATTATCAGAAGTTATAAATTTAGTATCACAAAGTTCATTACGCATTTCAACACATTGTTCTTTAGTAAAAACTTGAGATATATATTTATATTCTTTATAATATAAAGTGTGTAATATAAGATATTGAGCAGGAGTTATCTTGAAAAAAATTAACTTTTTTAAGTCAATTTCTATTTTCATTTTTCTTTGATTATTCTATATTGATAATTTCCTGAGATTATAATTTCATTTGGTGTAAAACCATTAGTGAAAAACACTAATTCAAAATCTTCTCTTGGTTTAATAAATTTAAAAAATCTTAAAAACTTTTTCCATATTGGAGTTTTAAGTTCTGATGTAACAATATATCTTGTCATAAATAAGTTATTTTTAAAGGGTTAAAATTTTGTATTGCATTATATTTATTAATTATTCCATTTTCTCTTTCAAAATCACATCTTGCATTATAAGCTTCTTCTTCAGTATTAAATCTTCCTAAATTAATTGCTATTTTATTAAATTTTATAGCAGCAATCCATTTATTATTTATTTTATCCCAACTAACACCAATATAATTTGATGTCTTATTTGTTTTTATTTTATTATGACAAACATTTTCTCGTTGAGAAACCCATTCAAGATTCAGATAATGATTATTTAATTGATTACCATCAATGTGATTTACAACCATTGAATCATCATTATTAAATACAAAATGTAAAGCAACTATTCGATGCACTTTTTGAGTTTTCTTACTTTGATATTTACGTAGAGCAAATGTTAAATAACCTCTTTCATTAGGGCATGGGTTTAATATTCTTTCTTTAATAGTTATTGAATTAGTTCCTCTTGGTACAACTCTATATAAACTTTTAATTCTTCCTAAATTACTAACTTGATATAATCCTTCATAATTAGTAATATCCATCCATATTTCTTTTTCCATAAATAAAAAAGCCCCATTAATCCGAGGTCGAAGGCTCTTCATAATGAGGTCTTAAATAATGTTTTTAAATGCAGCTTCGACTCTACACTACAAAGATAAGAAATAATTCTATATCCATGTTATTTTATTTTGATCGAAACCTTTAATTGCAGAATTTAACCAATTTTCATCTTGAGTATTTTTTAAATAAATCATATAAATTTGAGCAATTCTATTATTCTCAGCATTACAAGCTCTTAAAGCTTTTTGAATACAAAGTGAATCATTATTTAAAACCTGATTAAATACAACTGTTTTTAAATTATAAAATGATGTCCCCATACTTATCATAGATATTACAGATAGTTTATTCAGTGTACCATTAGAAAATAATGATAATGTGTTTTTGTTAGATTTTCCATGAAAACTAGCGTCACCAATTTGATCGGCAATGGTAGATCGTGCTGTGAATACTAAACACCGTTCTATATTTTCTATTAGCTCTTTAGTCTTATTCAATTTAGTAACAGAATTATAAATAATATCAGCTCTTTTTGAAATAATACCTTTGATTCCACGATGATTTCCTATCTCTACAGCTCTATTAAAACGATTGTCCCAAATAGTGTACAAAGTTTGTTCATCCTCGCTTAAATCAATTCCTATACAGGTAATTCGATAATCTGCAATGATTCCATCATCAATAGCTTGTTCGAAAGAATAAGAATATAACTTTTTCAATTTCAAGATATTAGATATTCTATTTTCATCAGTTTCATTCAATGTACCAGTCAATGCTAATATTCTACTTCCTGACAACTGTTTCATTTTGACAAAAGACAATACAGATAAGTTATAATCATGTATTTCATCACAAATAATGAGGTCATAGAATTTCTTATTTTTCTTTATTGAATTACTCCATTCTAAAGTCACATTGATATTATTTCGAAGATTCCACTTTTTCATTTCTGCTTCCCAAGAACCTAGAATAGGTATCTTAGGAGCTAAAATAAGAACTTCTAATGGTCTTGAAACTGTATTCAACGCATCTATAACCGTTTTCGTTTTTCCGACACGAGGAGAAACATGAATAATTCCAATGAAACGATTCTCAACAATAATATCAGTTACCTCTTTTTGTATTTGAAATCGTTTCTCCATAATTTACCAAATATCTGATTGTATAGTTTTACATTTTTCTATGACAACTGTTGCATTTTGTTCTTGCATTTCAGGATATAGTGTATTTTTATACAATAATTGATAAGTACCTGGTTTTAATGTGAAATAAGTATTATAATCCTCAGGATTTGATGATGTACTCATGAGTACACCAACAGATACACCATTAATAAATGCTTCATGTGGTTCATTATTACAATGTATAACCAACTTACCATTAGGAGAGTAATCACATTTATTATTCTTTTTGCACGATATTACAATCAGCAAACATACGCTTAACATTATTATTTTCTTCATCTTTTTCTTTTTTAAATTGTTTAACAAATTCTTCAGCAATTAATTCACTCCAATTTTCAATATTCTTGATAAAGTTATCATCAAAGTTTCTAGTACTGGCAATTAATGATTTCATTGCTGCTAATTTAATCATTTCTTTTTTATTCGTTGTAATACTATTTCGAATGATAATAGTATTTTCTATTAGCTCAATGTCTAAATCATCTGTAGAGATAGCTAAAACAGCTTCTTCAATTGATATATGAAGATAATGAGTATTAGTTGTGTAGGTACTTTTAGAAGCACCTATTTCTGAACAAATTGGAATGATATTTCCACCTATGTTTTCGTAAGATTTAACCTTACAAGGAATAACACGACCACCTGATAATTTTTCATCTTTCCATTTCTTATGAGTAAGAAAGACTTTTGTTCCAATTGGATAAATTTTTAATTTTTTCATTTTTAATAAATATAAGAGGTCATGTTATTATGTTTTTTATTGTATTTTTCAATACATAATTTATCAAGATATTTTACTGTACACCATTGAGAAAATACATTATCAACATCTGCTTTTATAAATCTCCTATGAGCATCTACTCGAACCTTAGAAGATGTTCCTCTAATTCTTTTAATAACCCATTCATCGGATGTAACTACTTCTTTTAATGATATTTTCATTGTTTAAATTGTTTTTTAAATTCTTCAAATTCTTTATCATATTGTCGTAAAGCAAATTCACTAATATGATCAATTTTACTAATTGGTTTTGTGAATGGTTTTAAAGATTCCATTTTAGCTTTTAAAATAAATAATGTAGATAATACATGATGGTTAGGACATTTAGCTATTTCTTCATCAATTAGAGAAATAACTTCTTTCTTTGAAATATTTTCCATAATTAATAAAATAAAAAAGGAGCTATATTTCAAGCTCCTATTAATGATTAATCTAAAGTTGATGTTCTAGTAAATGTTACATCAGCTCCTAACTCTTTTAAAGTATCAGCTAATTTTTCAACTGGTGTTCTACTAATTTCTTTATCTAATTCTTCACGATAAGGAAAAATATCTACGATTGGAGAAACTGCTGAACTTGTAATTTCATAATCAACCATTAATGTTGATAATGATTCTTTCAATTTATCAATAGCATCTTTAACTGATTCTGCAGCAACAAAGAATGTTTGACGAATGTTCTTACTTCCTTCACCATCTGCAGATCCATCAAACTTAATTTTAAGGATGTACCAAACTCCAGATTCAGTATCATAATGAAAAATATCATGAAGTTCTGTACGTGCAATACTTACGATATTAAATTCACCACGAATGATTTCACCTAATTCTTCATAGATTCTAGTTTCTGCGTGACTAAATGTCATTGCAGCTACAAGATACGGTTCTGTTACACGTTTAAACGTCCCATTCTCTTGCTGAGTAGTATACTTTACTTTTACTGTAAAATAGTTATTCATATTTATTTGTTTTTGATTACTTGTTTAATAATTGAACCATATCTTTATAAATCAAATTTTTATCATTTGATTTAAGTTTGTATTGTTCTTTGACTATTTCCCACATACGATCTTCAGTGAATTTAGAATCTACATAAAGAGCTTTCTCTGATTCAGATCCTATTACAAAAATACTAGTAGAAGAAACAATAGACTCAATGATTGGAAATTCTATTTCTATATTGAACTTTTTACAAATAGAAATAATATGTTCTTCAAATGATAATTCTACCAATACCTCATCTAATGTTTCAGAATCAACCAATACACTTTCTCTTACTTCAGATTTCACAATTTGAACTTCAACTCTTGGTGTCCAATTAGATGTAGAATATTCTATTTTCTTTTTACCAATAGAAAATCTATTATCTGACATAATTGAACTCATTATAGATTCTCCAAATTCAGGAAGTGTACCATTAGAATAACAATCATTGATAATATCAACCCAGTTTTGAGAGAAATTACCAAAACCTAATTGAGATTCAATATCATCTTTATCATAAGTATCAATATAATCTTTAATTACTTCATCAACATTCATTCTTTTCAAAGCATAGGAAATTTCAGATCGAGTAGTATAAACATCTCTGATTACACGCATCTCATCAATTTCTGCTATTGAATGATCATAAACATATTTAGATTGTTGATCAGGATCTGAGAAGATTTTGATTCCATTCTTGTAAATTGTAAATTCTTTGTTTGGAAGATTATTCTCATAGATTTTAATATTCTCTTGGTGAGAAGTGTAAACAGGTTCTCCAGTTAAGAAATAAGAATCCCAATTATCAATTACTTCTTGAAGTTTATCGTGACCATTAAGAATGATGTGAGTGTCATAATGTATAATACTTTCAGGAACATTACCAATATTCCAAATACCATCTTCATCCAGACAGTTACTTACCAACTCCCTTATAGCCATCCAGAACTCCCAATCGTAACCTAGGTTTACAGCAAATCCAGTTTGATGATAAATAATTTGACCATCATTTAAATCATGTTGTTTTATTTCAATAAGATTTTTCTGTTTTCCAGTACTTACATCTGTTACTAATTTCTCATTAAAAGAATATTCGAAGTTGCCACTAGAGATAGTGATTTGTATATCATTACGAAGTAAAATAGCAATTGCGTATTTTAATCCTGAATCATATTTACCAGTTTTTGAATGATCATCTCGTTTGGAACTATCACCCATAGAAGTTAAGTCCAATAATGAGAGAATCCCATTATTGGAGAATGTTAAGTTTTTATTCATAAAGTTTATTTTGATTGTTTATATTAATTTGTGGACATGACAGGATTCGAACCTGTAAACGCTCCTCCCATTTAAGGGCTGCCTTCTTATAAGGAGTATATTTTCCAACCGATCACACACCCGACCATTTTCAAAGTATTCCACCAATAGACATCAAAACTACCAGTCCCAATTAATAAATGCATCGACTCATTCATACTTTGAAAATTGTGGATTCGAACCACTTTACTTCTTTAATTATTTTTTCAAATCAGCAATATCAGATTCTAATTGCTCAATTTCTAAAGCAATTTGTTCAGCTTCTTTAGTATAATCTTCTGTTGCTTCTTCGATATTTCTTTCTAATTTAGCAACAATTCTACGAGCATTGTTCACATTATTCCAGAATACAGAAATTTGTTCAGTACGACCAGCATTAGATTTTAACAAATCAGGATTGATAGATACTTGAGCATTCTTTACTTCTTCAATAGCATCTTCCAAATTCTTTTCTAATTGCTCAATCTCTTCAACATTTTCAACACCTTTGTTTGCGATGAATCTTTTCTTTGTTGTGATTTTACTTTCAGCATTTTTAATGATTTCACCGTAGAATTTCTCTAAATTTGTTTCATTAGAACCTTCAAATGCTTCGATAGCACGACTTACAATGTTTAATTTTTTACCCATGGTATTTATTTATTTAATTAATTACAAATTTACTTTTTTCTTTTGATAAATATCTCAACTGGTTCGTTAGGAATATCTATTTTATTTTCTTTTGGAGGAGATTTCTTAAAAGGTAATGATTGTGACATCATAGCTACTCCTGCGCTTATCAATTGATCAGAATTATTATGAACTTGCCTTTTTGAAGGATTTATTTGTTCCCAAGCACAATCTACTGGCATTATACCAATACTATGCATAGAGTCTAACCAATTTTCATGTCTAATCTGTTCTGGAGATTTAACAATAGGTTTTGGTACATTTTGTATGCATATATCTTGGTTTACTTTATCTAACCATTTCCCATCATTACTTACAGAAGAAATAGTAGATTCAATAACAATAGCATATTTATTTTTTGATCTCGAATATACCGATAATGATTTTCCTTTATCGTAACAGTAAATATTATCAGTTATCCCTTCTTCAAATAAAGCTTCTGTTATTATTCCAATTGTTCCTTCAGTAGATATAATACAATCACCAACTTTAAATCGTTCTCTACATATTTCTAATGGTGTAAGTTCTTTTACTGGTTCTTCATAGATTTCAAATTTTGAACCAATATTATCATTGTCCCATTTAATTTGAACTTTACCGTGAATATTATGTAAAACTTTTCCATTTTCACTATCAACATCATAAACATCGCCTACAATATAAGCTCCTCCAGAATATGTACATTTTACTTTTTTAGGAATATCATCATCATGGTCAATAGGAGATGTTCTATTAACTAATTCAGCATATTCATTATTTCTTGATGACCAAAGCATAATAGGATGTAACACATTATCAATATCATAATCAGTATAAATATTACCATTGTTATGTATTCTATAAACATTACCACATATAGTACCTATTGTTCCTTTAGGTGATTTAATTTTATTACCTAATTTGAATTTAACATAACATGTCGTTAATGTTTTATTTCCAACAAGTACTAAACCATCTTGATGTATTAATAATTGATTAGTACCATCTTGAATCATTACCAAGTTTTCATAATCTGTAGTTTCTGATCCAGATTTAATTACAGTCCAAGGACGATCATTAATTCGAATATCACCTACAGGATTATATGTAGTATTAGTAAAACCAAACCATCTAAAAGCATCCATGTGACTAATATAACATCTACCTCTATCAATAATATTTACAATATCACCTCTATTGAATTTAGTATTTTCGGATTTAGTATTTTTTCTATAATCTTCAATTGGTATATACTTACCCAGATTAAAACAATGATCGAAATATTCTACTTCTTTCTGTGTTGCATTTACTACTGACTTGATAAAATATGTATTTGGTTCTATATTTATTTCTAATAACTCACTATCTAATCTTATTCCAAATCCTTTTTCATTATCAATTGAATCTTCTAGTAATTTAATTATTCCAAAATTCCAACCTCTTTCATATTTTACATAATCTCCTTTTTTTTCATGTTTTCATAATTTTATTTATTATTTTATTACATTTTTCTATATAATAATTATAATTAATATCATAATTATCCATTGATTTTTCTAAATATGTATTAAATATTGTTTGTAAACTATTTGCTTCAACTCTTGATTCTCTTGTTCCATCATCAATATCTCCAAAAATATCTATTTGCATAGATGCTGTTTTATTTTCTAACATTGGTAATCTTTTAAGTAAATAAATACCACCATTAGAAATATAATATCTATTGATTTTTTGAAGAGGAATTTCAATTTGTTTCTCTTTATTAAATGATATTAATTTATTTTTACCAATTGATTTAGCACCCAAACAAAAATCATAAATATTAGTTGCAGATAATATTGTATTTTTTATTGGTACATTATTAATAAAATATTCTTGTAATGCTATTGGAACTATTTTCGTTACTTTATTTTTATGTAATTCAAACTCAGAAGTAAAATCTCCTTTACATTTAAAATCACCATTAGTTTTAACAGCAATATAATCATTTACAGATGTTTGAATTAATGCACTATAATCAACATATTCTAATTGACCAAGTGTATCGTTTCCTACTAAAACTTCCCAATCTTTACATATTTTATAGTATAATTCATCTAATGATTTATCAAATAAACAAACTATTCCATCAGTATTTGCACTTAATACATGTATTCCATTTAATTCAAGATCTTCAATCAACATTAAAATTTCAACTTGATTACCAATTGTAACATACATCATTTGTTTAGGATCAAATTGCCAATTGTATTCTTCACCTAGTTTACCATATCCACCACCATTTAAACTTAATTTGTAGGCTTCTTGAATAGCATTATATTTTCTAATTTTAGTAGCTTTATATTTTCCTTTTGCTTCTAATCTTTTATAAATAATATCTACATATCCTTCTAACCATTTTACACCTAAATGTCTTGGTGCTAATCTTCTTTTACGAATTGCATTAGGATATTGACTACCTATATCAGCATCTCTAAGATATTCATTATCATTAGGTTTAATAATTCTAGGTTTATCTTCAGAATGGATTCCTCCTTTTGCAATAGTATAAATAGTACCATTGTGTTCAAATTTAAAAATTTGTTTTTTATTTAAATTAACTTCAATTTTTCCTAAATTTTCTACAAAGTTTTGAAACTTAATAGTTTTAAATTTCATATATAAAGGAAAACATTCTTTAAATAAATATTTTTCATTTAAATATAAATCTTTATCTGGTGGAGGTAATTCTTTTTTAGTGATACCAAGTAATTTACAATATGAAAGTTTATTAATTTCATCTCCAATTCTAACATCATTATAGTTCAAACATTTAATACCAAATTCAGATTGAATATTCATTCTTAATTCAATTTTATCAACTCCTTTATATAATGGATCTTCTGTTTCTCCTTTTGATATTAAATAAAGTTTATAAGTAGCTGTAACATCGTGATGATTGTAGGGTATTATTAAATCTTTAACCTGTTCAATTGTAACATTTTCAGAATGATGAATTGGCATTTCTTGAATGTCATTCATATCAATCATATATTCAATCCATTTTAAAGAGGTCATCTTAGCCTTGTTATCAAAATGAAAGATTTTAAATAAATCCAATTGTGGAATAAATAATTTCCATTCAGGATATTTTGGAAAACCTCCTTTATTTGTTACTTCAATTGTTGCTTGTGCAAATTGATATATCTCACTAGCAATTGTTTCACCATCTCCTAACCATGTTAATTCAGAAAATCTATTTTGATTATTTAATATGAATTGTATAACTTGTCCATCAAAAGAAATATTATTGAAACCAATCTGTCCAGTTAATGTTTTTAAATGTGCAAGATATATTGTAAAATCATTTTGATCTTGATGTATTACAAATTCATATCTTTCTAATGTTTTTGGATTTAAAGAACAATATGTATGGCAATTTTTTAGAGTTTCAATATCATATACTTCTTTCATTTTTCACAGTATTTAACTAAATTATTAAATTCTTCTTCATTCATGTAAGTTCGAAAAGGAAGTCCACCAATTGTAATATATGTTGTTGCAAAATAATAAGGTGATTTTTTACATTTTTCAAATTCTGTTGTAATGATTTCTTCATATGATTTAAGTTCATCACTTTTTTCAATTTCTCTACCTTGTAAAATCCAAGTGAATTGTTCTTCAAGTTCTTTTTTAGGAAATTTCTCAAGATGTTCATTTAGATTTTTTAAAGTATCTAATGCTTGTTTTTCAAGATCTTGTATAAATTTATTTATTGGATTTTTCATACTATATTTTCTAATGGATAACTATTAAGAATTGATTCTTTATTTATAGTAGTTTTATTACTTGGTAAATGTCTAGAATCTGATTGATACCCACCACCTATAGTAGTTGCTTGATCACTTGCTTGTTTTAATGCAGCTGTTACAAATAATAATACTATTCTTAGTGTTAATTTCATCATAATTTCATAATTTAATTTTCTAATAGTATAAAAAATTCAAGAAATTCATTCACTTCTTTCATTAATTTTAATTTAACTTCTGGAAGTAATCTCATATAAGTCATTACACAGTTATGATCTACTTTACAAACATCTTGCATGTACTGAATCATATATTCAGTTGATTTATCTTCAGCATCCATTAATTGATGAATAGCTGCTAATTTTAGTTTTGTTATATACTGCATATTTTCTAATTTAAAAAGTTTTCAAATACATCAAATGGTTTACTAAATTCTTTAATAAGAACTTCTTCAACTTCATTTGATTCTTCTATTGAAGCAGATTGAGTTTTAACGAATCTGTGTTTAGAAAATGCTGGTTCTTGAACTTTATCAATTAAATGAATGTAAATGGGAAAATTTAGAATTTCTTCTAAATAAATCCCAGTTACAATTCCATTATCTTCAGTAAATCCTCTAACAGTATATTCTTTTCCTTCTTTAACCCAATTCAAATAAGCTTCTGATACAAATTCTTCCATTCCTGGTTTAATACTCGCATCTCTACAGAGAACAATGTCTCCAATGTTTAAATCACTCATATTAATCAAATTTAATTTCTAATTCTTGATTTGTTAATTCAGAATAAAGATTTTGAATTTCATGAAAATAATCTTTATTGATATTTAATAAATAAGAATCTTCACAATCATTAATATTTGTAAATACACCAATTTCAACATGATTAGTTGGTAAACTTATTGTAAGTTTTTCTTCATGTTTTGGCTCATCTTTAATTATTGAAATACCATAAATTTCATGATTGGAATCAGAAGTTTTCATAGTCTGTAATAATTCAAAACCATATTTTAATAATAATTTGTCAGTTATTCTAATAGGTTTTATTTCATCATAAGATCTTGGAAAAATATCATTTTTATATTGTAATATTACTTTATCATTTCTTAATTCTATAATTTTTCCAATTCTACCAGTAGGTAATGGTATTTGTGTATTTCTTCTGGAAGTTAGTATTTCTACTAGATTTCCAATTTTTAATTTCTTATTGTCCATAATTGTTAGTCATTAGAATATAAATTATACGAGTAATAATTCTGCAAATTTAAGAGACTTCTGATTCATGTCATAACCAGATCCCATCATAATTGATTCTTCACGAGCATTATCTCTAGTAAGAATACGTAAATCATGAGTAGTAAATCTTGTAATAGCTGAATGCAATCCCCAAGCATTTGCTCCTTTGTCTTTGATTTCAAGATTGATATTCTTGTAAATAGTGTCCATTTTGTTAATAGCTGCAGTTGACTTTTGCAAAAGTAATTCTTGAGGAGATAAAACTTTATCATAACCAAGTAATTCCAATACAAGTTTATTAGCTAAATCCTTCGATACAGGAGTACTTAGAAACTTATTGTACAATTCCACTTGCTTTAGTGATTGAGATAGAGCACACTCAATTAAAAAGGGTATCTGCTTCATTTTCTCAGTTAATTGAATTGAATGACGAAACTTATTTTCATTCATTCGATTGAATTTATAGAATTGATTTTTACAACTCATTGTTAAATCTCCAATTCCAAAACTAAGTGAAGTAGACCCATCATTAGAATCTATAATAGTGATGAATCTTTCTATTTCATCATTTCCTACAATTCCATTTCCTTTGATTTTAAGCTGGATATATACTTTACGTCCACCATTAAGAGATCCTGCCTTAGAAATAGAAATATCATCACCAAATGGTAACATTCCTTCTAATACTTTTTCTATTATCTCACGATTCTGAGATGGTGTATAACTACCTTTTACAGTATGTATAATCTCTTGTGTTTTCGAATTTAATAATCCGTAATATGCTGAAGCAATAGGATCTCCTAATCCTTGCATTGCAAACAATGGTATTTTTTCTATTTGAAAATTTAAACCATTTTCTTCTAATATTTGATCTATATTCATATTTATTTATTTTAGTTTATTTGCGAAAAAGCAAACGGCACATAACACAACCTATGCGCAATTTTAAAAACCCTTATCATTCACGCTTCGGGTTTAGAATACCAAGCAAATGCTTCACGTATTTTTTCGCAATATTCCTCTGATTTAGCAACATTTCTATCAAAACAAGTTTCATCTTTTCCAACACGATAAATATTTTTCATCATTCTAAACGTGTTTAGTATTATATCTAACATATAATCAACTTCTTTTTTAGAAACACCTCTAACTTCTTTAAGTTCTTTTCTTAATTTAGAAAGTTTAGGATGATTGAATTTACCTATTTCCATTAATGTTTTCCAATATTCATCAGATACTTCTTTTTCTGTTCTCATCTTTTCTAATTTTTTATTAGTGGGTTTTTAAAACTTCGCATAGCTTCGGGACGTTATGCGAAACAAAAAAGAAACTTATCAATCTCGCTTCGTACCATAATGCCAATGTAGGTTATAGTTTGTTAATTTCTACTTTTACTTGATTCCAATACTTATAATTCAATCTGTCGCTATCATAAATATTGGGATTATCATTTAGTATTTCATCAACACAAATCAAAGCATATTTTTTTGCTTGTTCTAATTCAAGTAAATGACCCTCTTTTCCGTGTGTGAATATATCACCTCTATAAAATTTATTACCTAATTCGTTTGCTTTGTCTTTTGCATTCATAATATTTATTTTATTTTAAAAATTGGACGTTTTTTATTTTTGTATTTTCTTTTTATTGAAATTACACCATCTTTTATTTTAACGTCTTCTATGTTCACAATTAAACAGTTAGTAATTAAATTACCATTTGATTTGCATTCGTATTTTTCCATTTTTTAGTTTATTTATGTGTTTCTTTTTTCTCATCGTTTTTAATTTATCGTTGTGTTTTCTTTTTCCATCGCCTATCGCTGTCCGTAGTTGCAAAACGTTAGTTTCAATAAAATAAACCCTTTAAGTTGTCGATTCGGGTTTAGAATACCAACGTTTAATCATCGCTTTCATTAATGTCGTAAAAATCGTCAAAATCAAAATTCCAATTTGAAATAATTCCATTTTCATCAATGTCCATTATAATATAATCACCATATCCACTTTCTTTAGGGCATAATGTACTTGGAACATATCCGTTATCTTCTGATAATATTATTTCACCATTTTCATTTTGAAGTTCATAAGATAAACAATCGCAAACTTTATAATGTATTTTCGCTTTTACACCTTGTTTCCAATTAGTTATTTTACCTGTTTCAATGTCTATTAACGGCATCCACAAACTACCATTTTTACAAGGTATATTTTCTCCGTTTTCTGTGTCGCTTTCTCCATTTACTTCAGTATCTTCCCAATATCTAACTCCTGCTTTTACTTGTAGATATTTTAATTCAACTTCTTTTTTAACTTTAATTGTTACTTTCATTTTGTTTATTGTTTAATTATTACTCTTTTAAATTTTAATTAGTGGGTTTATTTTACAAAAACTAACAACACCTATACAAAACGGCTTGACATATACTGTGTTTAGAGCCGTTAAGCGTAGTTGCAAAACGTTATAAGCTACTTTCAAGTTGTTCGTATATTAACTTTATTAGTTGCTCTTGATCTAGTACGTGTTGAAAGTTATAACCATTATAGCCAGAGCTTAATTCAACGTGTTCAATTTCAAATCCTTGTTCAAAATTATCTTCTTGATGTAATTTAACTATACAATCAAATTCTATTGAATAGAAATTTATCATTACTGTTTTCATTTTTTTAATTCTTTAATTAATTCTTGTAATTTTACTATTTTCTCCCAATCTTCAACAGAATACATGACAGAACTCTTCCAAGTATATTTATCAATGATTTTATGCAATTGGTGATTATAATATATTCTTAATATTATATTTCTAATGGTTCTTAGTATTTTCATTATTATTGAATTATTGTGAGTTAATAGAATATCTATAGATGATGAGTAATTTTAAATAAGAGGAAGGCATTTCATAGCTACCTTCCTCTTGTTGTGTATTTACTGTTGATTTTAAATACATTGTTGTCAAGGTGGACTCGAACCACCATCTCAAGATTAGTCTCTTGTGCTTTACCAATTAAGCTATTTGACATCCTTACCTAACTGTTCAATTATACACAAAGAGAACCGTTTCCGCATTCTCCTTTACCTAGATCTAGCACCTACAGCATACACGCTATGGTCGTAACCAACGGACTAGCCTGTCATGTGTATCTGTTTAGGTCACTGTGATATAGAGAATTTTAGACCATGAATATTTCTATCCTATTAATATCCCTAGTATTAATATCCCACCTCAAAGCTATAAGGTTATCCTATTTTATCACATTGCTTGAGGCTCATTAGCACACAGATACGACTCACGCATATTTGTTTCACGTACTCTTTCTCAAGGAGGTGTACTTCCAGTATTTCTACTAGTATTTTGCACAAATAACTCCACCACATATAAATATACTTGTCTGTTTGTTATTTTATTTGTACCAGCATCAATGTTTAGCTGTTTTCTTTAAAACTCTCACGTCTTCCAATAGAATACGTTCTCTATAGCTAGCTACCAACCTAATGTGTGCCCGTATTTAACGCACTAAATATGCGTACTATATACACTTAATACCTGACTCACAATAACTCCTATATTGGACCAGGATTATAACAACACTTACAGTTTAACCCAGTGTCCAGCTATTTCCCGTAAGACATATATTGATACCAACGTTAGTGAAGATCATCAAATACAGTGACACTTTGATTTATTGATGTTATTTATTGCTAATCAGCGTGAGGGTAATGTTATTTAGTAGTGACTAATTTCCCTAAAATGATTTCTTCATCTTCTTCACTAATTTTCAATGTTCTAATTACCCATTGAGAAGTAGAATCAAACTCATCAGATAATTGACCAGTTGAACTATTGAAGTATTTGAAAGATTTATCCAATACTTTTACAATTTGTAAATTAGTAGAATATTCTTCTGTTTCAATTAAATCTCCTTCTTTCAAATCATCTGCAGTATTGAAAGAATATCTTTTCAATTTTCCTAATTCTTTCGATGACGTAATTTTAGTATTTGTGTAAACACATAATATTGTTTTCATATTTTCTATTGGTTAAAAGTTTTACAAAGCTAGGTAATAATTATACTACCTAGCATTTAATTTAAGATATTTTTCTTGTGATTTGCGAGCTTATCATCTCGTCATTATACAATATACTCGTTTTATATTCAATACGAGCACAAGTATCTTCTAAAAGAGAATCAAATATTTCCATACTGATTCTTTTTCCATGTATTTGTCGATATACATCATCGTATTCTTTGATACAATCAAGTTTGAATTGTCTACCAATACGTGCAATAGCAGTATCTAGGTTATTTACTTGAATTTTGTTTTCGAATGTTTTGTTTGAAACTGTTGTCATGATTAATTTGTTTTACAGAAGTTAATTAAATTTTGAAGAAGTAAATTATTTAAATCTTTTTTAGCAGTATAAGCAGCAACAGCATAAGCAGCAGCAGCAACAGCATGAGTAGCATAAGCAGCATCATCATAAGTAGCATCAGCAGCAGAAGCAGCAGCAGCAGCAGTAGAAGCAGCATCAGCAGCATAAGCAGCATCAGCATAAGTAGCAGCAGAAGCAGAAGCAGCAGCAGCAGAAGCAGCCTTTCTTTTTTCTCTTAATATTTCAATTGTGATTTCATCATTAAGATAATCTTTTGCTGCTTGAATAGATTCTCTAGGTGCTTTATTTTCAGGATATTTATTTTCATAAATTTCTAATACAATTTCAGCACATGAAATAGCGAGTAATTGATTTTGTTCTTTTGTTGCTAATTTTTTACATACAAACCAATATTTATCTTTTAATGATATTTCAGATTTTAATATTTGATTAAGTGTAATTGATTTGTTTTTCATAAAAGATGTTTGAAGTAATTGTTCTTCTGAATAACATCCTTTATTTATTAGCATAAATTCTTTGGTGAATTTCTTTTGCATAATTACTTTGTTTTTAATGAGTATTGGTTGAAATTATCTTGTTTGTGTTGGAATTTATTGAATGCTTTAAGTATTGCTTTCATTACATTTTTAGCATGAACTATTACTTTAGCAATTCTATGTCCTAAGTTTACTAATACGATAAATCTTAATTTTTTCATTTTAATTGTTTTGATGTTTGATATTGTTAGCTAATAGAATATTCATTATTACTATTCACGTTTCGAATAACCTCACTTTACGTGTATGTAGAACGGATTATACCAATGATGAATATTCTATTGATTGAATTATTTTTGAGATTAAACTTCAGTGAATCCTTTAGCAAGATTCTTTGGAAGTTTCATTTCTTTTAACATTAACTTTTCAGCTTCAGTTTTCTTGAATACTGATTTATCAATGTTAACTTTGTGTTCATTGATTTCAGCATGAATAATTGCCATTTCAACTTTAGCTTTTAAAGGTTTGTTACTTGTGTTTTGAGTTTTCATGTTATTTTATTTGTTATCGTTTATGATTATTATACTCAATGAATCTAAGATATTGTGTCCTATGACTTCATTATTATTATCTACATTTCTTACTGTGACTATACCTTTTGAAATACTTATGGTGTAGTCAATTTTCTCAATTTTTGGTTCTTTAAACACATCAGTTTCAATAATCAAATATGCTCCAAAACTCACCCATAGTATAAATACTATTATTAATGCTTTTATCATTATTGTTGAAGTTTATACTCTACAACTGAATCATAGAGTAGTGAGTTAAATATTGGAAACCAATCTTTAGAATATGCCTTAGTCACACCATTGTTTGTTGGATGACGTTGTACAAGTTTAGGATAGATTGTTTTCTTTATACCATTAGAAATAGAATTATTTAATGGTTTGTCCTCAGGTATTCTAAGGACTTTAACATTCGGAAACTTAATGAATCCGAATGTTCCTATTGTTTTAATATTCATCTTTTGTGTATTTATCTGATTTTGGTAAATATATTGCATTCAAGAAACTGAACAATACACATGCTGATAATACAGCACATAGATTTGTTTGATTTTCTAAATATGCTATGTATGATAAGCCAGTAAAAAATACTGCGAATATCATAAGTCCTTTGAATAAATTTGAGTATTTCATAGTTTGTAAGTTTTAGTTATTTATTCCTTTTTTCTTTTTCCAAAGATTTAAATGGTGTGTTGTTAATCCATTTTTCCAGGCATATTTTCTATAATCGTCGAGTAAAATATTAACACCTTCCATTGTATATACTTTTGTTTGTTTAAGCGGTGGAATTATGTAATCTTTCTTTTCAGCAAATCTATGCTTGTAAACATTATCATACCAATCACTATCATTCTCTATTCTATAACGAGTTTCATCTTCACTTATAACTTTATACACACGACCTTCGGTGATAATACTGATGATAGTTTCTTTTGATACAATGTATTTTGTTTCATCCATATTTTCTATTTGTTAAATTTTGATCCATTGTCTTCTTTGTTATATTTCTTCAAAGCATTGGTTTCATTCAATGCTACAACATAAGAATAACCTTCCTCAACAATAAGCTTTGGAAGGTTTTCTTTAATTGATTTATTAACATCGTACACCATAGTCTTTTCATATAGTGGTTTACTGACGTATAAGGTCGTTTTACATATTTTGAATACTTGGTGTCCTTTGTGAGGAATTAAGCTCCCTATGAGCTTTAAATTACGTTGTTCTTCTTGAGATAGTTTTACAGATAGTTCTGTATTCTCTTTATCTCTCTTTTTGAATATGTCCATGATAAGTTTATTGTTGATAGCATTCAATTGAATCTTCTAATATTTCTTCTAAATCACTACCACATTCTGTTTGTAGAATGAAATCACAATGACCAGTAGTGTACCATTCAAGAACTATTTGTTCTACTTGTAACGGTGTTAAGTCTAAACTTTTAATTATTGACTTTGAGTTTATAACATCATCAGATTGTCGCATGAAATTAAACCATGTAGCCATTTTACAATTATACCATTTCTTTTGACCTACATCATTTCTAATACTGAAGTAGTAATTTGATTTATCTGTTGATAGTGATATAATTGTTTTGAAACCTATTATTTCATAACAAGTATTTGTTTTCAAATTTGGTAAACATGTTGTTAGTATTTTAACAAACTTATATTGTTCTGGATGTGTGATTATTGACATTTTTAGTAAGTTTTAAATTAATGATTAAATAAATAATAAACATATTGTCCCGCCTTTCACAAGGTTTTTCATGGTTGTCATCAAGTGACAATAGGTAAAGAAAAGGGTCATTGACCGATTCAGTTCACCAATATGTTTAATAGCTCCTAATGAAGCAATAGTGACAGTACAACCGATCAAGGTCATACTGTCTGATGATAAAACTATAATGTTACGTTTCAAGCGGAAAATCATAAGGTTATTAATCTTAATCATATTTTCTCCTATGTAATGAAATCCCTGGTAATAACTCCAAACACCCATTCCCATACATTATAGTATTATTTATCTACAATTAATAAACAAGAGTACAGCGATGTGTCATACTCTTGTTTGGGTTATTATGCTTGTGCTACGTTCACAGCTGGTGTGTGACGAACTGTTTCTGTAAATACAAAGTGTTTAGGCTCACCCAACACGATTGTTGCTCTACGGTAAATAAATGCACCTTCAGCAGTAAGAATGAATGCACCGTCTTTACCAGCTCTTTTAGCTGACTTATCCATGTTTGCAATTTCATACTCTGTACCATCTGTTGATTCAATGATTTGGATATTCATATCCTTATCTTGGATTTGCCCTACAACAACATCCAATTCCATTGAATCACCTAATTCAACAAGACCACTGAAATCAATGTTGAATAATGCAGTTGCATCTTGTGGTTCTGCTGATAACCAACAATGAGTTAATTTACCTGATTGTGTAAAACGTTCATCACTTGCATTCAATAATGATAATAAGTTTACTTGACGTTCTTCACCTGTTACTACAACTTGTGTGAACTCTAACTCGATTTTTGTTCCGTTGATTTTACGAGCTGATACTAATGTTAAATCTTTTCTTTCCATGATACTTGTTTTTTAATTGTTTAAATAATTGATTGTTTACTTCTTGTTTACAGAGTTGTTAAGAATGCTAATACATACTGTTGTATGACTGCGTTGTTGGTAAACTCTATGACTAGTACGAAGCTTTGTGTAATAGTCAATGTTTTTTACTTACCTAGGTAAATACATTATTTGCTATGATATGTTGATTGAAAGTCTAATGTGGTAATTACATGAATACTTGATTGATTGATAAATGATCTGCGTAGCATATACACTCTAGCTTTCACGCTATAATAACATAGAAATCTATACAGCCGACTCACCGCTCACCACTGTATAGATTCTAATGATAACAAGTGTTACCGTAGAACGACTACGAGTCATTCCCCAGATAACATTCCTTGTTGTTTGAACATTGGTTATACCTAGTTCGAGGTAGTATGTGTTCATCACATACAAGGTCCATTGCTTACTGCCAATGACAACATCCTATGTTAATCCAAAACTTCAGACTCAGAATAATTCTGAAATCGTTAGCATGAATACTTAACATAGGGGGAATAGCTTTACTCCCAAAATTTAGTAGGGGTCGGACTATTAGGTGGTCACTACTTAAGTTTGATCAGAAATAATATCCCCTATTAAAATATTATACTTATATTTGTAAAATAAATTAAAAATAAAAATTATGAAAACAGGAATTTACATGATCTTAAATACTAAAAATAATAAAGTATATGTTGGTAGTAGTGTCGATATATCAGAAAGATGGAAAAGACATAAATCAGGATTAAACAATAATAAACATTACAATACTTATTTACAATCTTCATGGAATAAATATCAATCTGAATCTTTTCAATTTTCAATACTTGAATTATGTTCTGAAGAACTATTAACAGAAAGAGAAAATCATTGGTGTACAATATTTGATTCTCATAATAAATCTAAAGGTTACAACTTAGCATCTATTATGAGAAATGGTCCTTCATCTGAAGAACATAAAAAACTACTATCTTCTAAAACTACAAATAAGAAAAGAGTATGGTTAACAGATCGACAAGGAAATATTTTAAATGTATTTGAAAGTAATCAGCAAGCAGCAGATATTTTAAATACTACTGTTTCACATATTCAATTCTTAACAACTGGTAAAGTAAAGAAGTTCGATAATCAATTCTTACTATGGGACACAAATAGATTCTTTCAAAAAGATATTCAATTACGAAATCAAAAACGAATTGGGTCACCTAGTCAAAAACAAATATTTCAATTCTCAATAGATGGTCAACTTCTAAATTCATTTCCATCTATCAAAGAAGCGATTTCTCAATCTCAAATATTAAACTTGAAATATCTTATTGATTCTGGTATAAACAACATAGGGGGATCTCTATGGAGCTATATGAATACTGTTCCTTCAACCATTGTTTCAAAAAATATAAAATATGTATATCAATACTCTTTAGATAAAATACTATTAAATACTTTCGAATCAATTGTTGAAGCTTCTATCAAAACTAATTCTAAAACTAAAGGAATACAGAAAGTATTATCTGGAGAACGTAATCATCATAATAGTTTTATCTGGAGTAGAGATATTCTTTCAGTATAGAAAATTATAAATTTTAGATACCATGTTAGTAGGCAAAGCCAAATGGTGTAAACTGATCTTTGTTTGTTTAATGTCCCTGACGTAATTCAAAGATTACATCACGGTTAACCAAAAAAGGTTTACCTTATATACCATGGACTGGAATAAATGTTCTAGTAACTTTTGATAACTTGCTATGAATCAGTTTTTTAACCCATTTCCTTATTGTAACATTCAGTGAGCTAATATTGTAATGTTTGTTCCAGTCTGACTACAGTATTTGTGCTAGTCTGAGCGTAAGATTCTTACAATAAGCCGAGTAAATACTGTAAAACAAATGACAATTCCTAATGTTTTCTAATATTTATTTCATAATAATTCTCATAGATATATTTCTATTAGCTCCAGTGAATTAATAGAAAATAATTATATTTGAATTATGAAATATCTGATACTCTTTTTAATTCTCACATCTTGTATATCTTCTAATGGCTTACATAATGATTCATTAGAACAAGAACATCGAAATATGATCAAGCAAAATACTGTGATGAGAAAGAAAGTAATGAAATCTAGGAGATATAATAAAAGTTTTGTTAAAAAGATACATTTGATAATAAGAAAAAGAAGTGTTATAAAATAAGAAACCCTGTATAATTAAATACAGGGTTACAAAAGTAATGATAGTAATTAATAATTAGAAATTTTTAATTCTATCTGCTAGAATTAATTGATATGCTTTCATGATTAGTAATTGTTGATTCATTCTTTTCTGTTCAGCAAGTGGTAATGTTAAGAAGAAATCTCCATTATTGAATGTTTCTAATTTTTCACTTCTACCTTTCAATTCAAAGAACTCATTGATTATTCTAGTCTGATGATCTGGATGAGGAGTTTCTGGAATTGAGAAATCTTCTAATGTATTTTCTAAATGAGAAGATTTGAATACTTTAGCAGTAACCCAAGACTCATGTTTTAATGACTCATCTATAATTAGGAAACCTTTATCTTTCCCATTTTCATCTGATGGTAATTCCCAACCTCTATAATCATTATACTTTTGACGAGTCATTGGTTGACTTACTACTTCTTTTATTGATATACACTTCATAATTTATTTATTTATTTATTTATTTATTTTAAAAATTATCAAATTTCATTAAACGTTCATAACATAACTTAATTACTTTAGCATCAAATAAAGCATTGTGTTTATTTTCTACTTCTTGACTCCCTGAAAATTCTTCTCTTGAAATATCTGGGTCAACTCCTTTTATTTTGAATAAAGTACAAATATCAAATGGGATATAATAAACATTTTCTGGAATATTAAAAGCATGTCCAAAAATTTGATTAAATAAAACCCAATCATAAGCAAGGCAATCACTCCAAATTTCAACATTGTTAAATTGTTTCAACCATTTAGTTAATTCAATTTTTAACATTTCAGTATCAGAATAAATTTCTGTTAATTCAGTATGTTTATTATATCTTGATATTTGAGGTCGTGTATTTTGTAATTCTAAATTATCAATTACATTCTTTTGTAACCATTCATCAATTTGAGCTTTATCATAATCAGTTAATTCAGCATAGAATGTTTTACCACATTCAGAAATTAAACCGATTGAAATTAATGTTGTGTTTTGATGAAGTCCTGTAAACTCTGTATCAAAAAAGATTTTTGTTTTACTATTCATATTATTATTTATTTAGTTTCTTCAATAATTCCAAAAACATTATCTTGAATAATCAAAACATAATCTCTTTCTTCTATCTTGATATTGTTACCTGAATACTGACCAAATAAGATACTCTCTCCAACTTTTAATTCCATTGGTTTAGTTTTTGTTCCTGGTCCAACAGCCATTACTAAACCAGTAATAGGAGCATCCTGTAAACTACTAGGAATATAAATACCACTATCAGTAGTATCTTTTGGAGCATGTAATTTTACTAGTACTTGATTTCGTAAAGGTTGAAATGTTACTGTTTCTAATTCTTGATTTTCCATTAGTTCTTTTTTAGTAATTCAATTTTCTCATTAAAATATTTAATCATACTTTGTAAATATTCTATTTCTTCTTTTACATCTAATGATTTTTTGTAAATGTAATTAGATGTTAATTTAGTCCAATTATTAGGAATTAATTCAGTTGGTAAAGTAACTTCTTTAATTTTAATTTCTTCAGTTATTGCTTTATGATCTGATATTATAGTACCAACACAATTAGTATTTATTTTAGTTATAGTATTGTATTCATCATTAGCTGTACAGTTCCCATTTTTATAATATTTAATTCTACCATCGAAAAATAATCTATAGAAACAAGTATGTCTGATTATATTAGTAACATCAACAATACCTGGATTAGGATTAATATACATAGAATCAAACTTGAAGACATCATAAAAATCTATTCTAGGATCTTTAAAAACTTTCTTATACCAACAACCTTTTTCGAATTTTCCCATATTACTGTGAGTTTATATTTAATTACTATGATTTTACATTAGTCAATAGAAAAAGAATTATCAGTGAAACTCATTATATAGATATTCTATTGACTGACTACCAATAGAAAGTTACTGTTAATTGCTTAATCGCACGAGGCAAAGGTATCGGAAATAAATTTAACATGCAAGTAAATTGTAAATTATTTATAATAAAAATATAAATATTATATTTGTTTCGATTATTATTGTATATTTGTGAAAAAATATTCATACATTTGACTACAATGAAAAAGTTTTATGTTAAAAAAAGAAAAATGATTTCAGTTTATTTAGATACCAAGGACAGTATTTTACTATTATCGAAAGATCATAGTTTTCATATTTTATATTATATCATTAATCAATCAGATAGTGAGAGAAATGTATGGTTTGCTGATTTAATAAATAAAGAAATAATTGTCAATAAATTACAAATCTCACCATCCTCTTTAGATAAACATTTGAAATCATTATGTGATAGAAAGTTAATATTGAAAGATGGTTCAAGAGGTAGATATAAATTAAACATGGGAATATTCTCATTGTAATTCGTAACGTTACTGATATACTTGGGAGAGTTATCAGATTAAAAATAAATAAAATGGCAGAATTAGGAATGCAAACAAAAGTGAAAGTAGCTAAAGAAATGATGGCTAAAGTATTTATAGATGCTACAAGTTCGTCAGCGAATGATGGTATTGTATTTAAATACAAATCTTATTCTGTAGATCTTCCAGATGGAAAACAAGGATGGGTTTTTGATTTAATTTACAAAGAACCAGTTTATCCTGAAAGAGTCATTCAACAATTTAAATTTGATCGTCCTGCTAATATTGATAGTAAGAATATGGAATGGCATGTTTTGATTTCAGTAATGACAGAATTTTTAAGAACTTCTGCTAGTACTTGGGATCATTTAGGAAAATTAATCAATAGTGATATTCTCCTACAGAACTCAATTAGAAAAATGGAAAATGGTAAATAGAATAATTCCCATATCTTCAAATGACGATAAAATATATCGACAAATTTTGACGATACTTAATTTTATTATTAAGCTGACACCTCAAGAAATTGATGTGTTATCTGAATTGATAAAGTTAAATCATGAGTATAGTGCTTTACCTGAACTGAAGCGAGCACGTTTTATTTTAAGTAAAGATATTCGTAAAGATATTCGAGATTTATTGAATATTCCAGAAAAGCAATTTAATGGAATACTTGGTAAAATGAGAAATAAAACTTTTATGGGTGGTCCTATTCTAACAGAAGATGGTGTTGTTCATCCTGAGTTATTATTTAAACCAGATGAACAAGGTTTTAAAATAGAAATAATTTTAGATAAATCAATTGTTGTAAGAACCAATAATGTCCAAACTCACAATATAGAACCTATTGTTGAACAATCTTCGCAAATAATAGAAGAAACTATTGTAAATGAAGAAGTAAATGAAGAAATTTATAATGATGTTCCTCCTGGTCCTGTTGAAGGATATGTAGATGAAGATATGTTTGATACTGGTTATGAATTAATACAACCTGAATAATGGGATTAAAAAATGTAGTTAATCAAAATTCTGTAATATTATCTCGACAAGATGAGATAATAAGAGAGGTTGCTCAAAGACATGGTATTCCAATCATGAAAGCAGTTGAAGCTTGGGAATCGTATGTTAAAACTATAAAGAAAATCATAGTCGATGATAATCATCAAGAAGATGGTTTATTTACACCTGATAAATACAAAACAGTTTGTGTATTAGGATTAGGTAGATTTTATCCTAATGTGAAATACATGAATAAGATGAATGAAGTAAGAATAGAAAAGAGAAAAAATAAAGAAAATGGTAGTAAATCTGGAGAATAGTTTTTGGGAAGAAAATAATGGAATCAATATTCATTCTGTATTTAATACTTTTTGGGAAAAGGATGTTTCTGAAAATAAAAAAGAAAGTTCGAAAATAATGTGGGCAATTTACTTATTAGTAAATCCTGATTCTATACTTTACAATGATCCAGCTAAAGATATTTCTATTGTCAAAAATTTTATAAAAGATCCTGATTTCAAATGGGATGATTATGAAGATTTAGTTTATGCTTATAAAGATATTGTATTAACTACAGCAGAGAAAGCATTGCAGAATTGGAATGAGTTAATGACAATGAGAGATAAATCTTTAAAAAAGATGTACATTAGTTGTATGGATGCTGGTGAGAATGGTGAAGTCAATGCTACTGAACTTAAAAATTTAGATAGTATTCTTGCCAATACTCCAAAGATGTTTGCTGATTATTCTAAAATCAAAAAAGAATATGAAGAAGAAAAAACTCAAAAGAAAGGTAAATCAATAAAATCATTATCTGACTCAGATGATATTTAAATAGATATGATAGAAAACTCAAACTTCAGACTTAAAGAGATTCCTAATTTCCATCCAGAATTAGAATATTATGATCGTAAAGAATTTTGGGGTGGTGAGAAAAGAAAATGTATTGAAGGATATTGGGTTGGTGGTAAATGGATGCCTGGACCTCTTTATTATTATATTAACTTTCATAATATTCTATTTGAGGACGATTCTTCAGTTTCTCAAGCAGTAGGACTTCCTTTCCTTAGAGATATTGATTGGGAGTTATTTTTGTATTATGAAGAATGTAGAGGTTTCTCAGGATTTGAATTTGATACAGATACTACGTGTGATAGAAAATATGGTCCTGAATTAGAAGTATCATTAAAACTAAAAAGAATTACTCAATCAGAAGCAGATTCTAAAACATATATTAATGCTCGTGACTACCTTAGAAAACATCATGGTAAGAATTTAGGTAAACCTTTGTATAAAAATTCAGCTAAACATTTCTTCTCGATCCAGAGTCGAGGCGGTGGGAAAGCAACACCTTGGTTTACGAAAATCTATACTCCTGATGGATTTAAATTAATGCGTGATGTAGAAGTTGGAGATCAAGTAATTGGTTCAACTGGATCACCTATTACAGTTTTGCAGAAACATCCTCAAGGTGAACAACCTGTATGGGAAGTAGAATTTCAAGATGGTAGAAAATCTTATTGTCATGAAGGACATTTATGGGAGGTAACTAAACGTGGAAGAAAAAATAAAAAAGAAATTTTATCAACTTTGGAACTTTTCAATAAAGGTGTATGTACAGATTTAGGATATAGAGTAGTTTATAATTATTATATACCGAAGTCCCCAGTAACACAACATACTGAAAAAATTCAAACAATTCCTCCTTATGTATTAGGTGCTTTATTAGGAGATGGTACAATGACAACATTAACTCCAAAAATAGCAAGTAGTGATATTGAAACAATTGAAAGATTTAGAATATTGCTGCCTGATCATGAATTAGTACATGATAAATCTACAACAAATAATTATACAATTGTTTATAGAGGTCAAAGAGGAACTTTTAATAATAGATTTGGAGCACCCTCGCTTCCAGATAAATCAAACCCATTAACAACAGCAATTAGAAATCTAAAATTAAATGTGACATGTGAATATAAATTTATACCTGACGAATATAAATATGGTTCTGTAGAACAACGTTTGGAAATTGTAAAAGGATTAATGGACTCAGATGGGTGTTGTACATTAGGTGGGCAATGTGAATTTACAAATTCATCATTACAATTAGTAAAAGATTTAAGAGAAATTTTAAATTCTTTAGGAATTAGATGTCATATTGGTAAAGCTGATGATAGAGTTGGTAGAGTACATGAATATCAAGGACATCTAATTCATTGTAATAAAATTTGTCATAGATTACATATAAATCCTTCAGATACGATAATTTTCCATTTAACAAGAAAAATTAAAAGACAAGGTGTAAAATCAGTTTTTGATAAAGTTGCAATAAAAAATATTAAAAAACTAGATTCTAATCAAGAGCAATTCTGTATAACAGTTGATTCAAATGATCATTTATATTTAACTGAAGATTATATTGTAACGCATAATTCTTATGGTACTAGCGGTATTTGCGATCATAACTTTCTATTTGATGGAGCTACTGATTATGATGTTTATTTAGAACGAAAAAAAATAAAAAAATATTTAGCATCTGATACTATTGTAGGAGCAATTGATACAAAGTATTCAGCACCTTTGATGAAAAAGTGTACAACTGCTTTTGATTATTAT